TCATCTCGCAGAAAGGAACAAACTCACCTTCTACGTAGAAGTCACGGTCACGTCGCATGATTCCGCCGCTCTGGTCACGCATAACGACCAGGCCAGCGTCAGCGAAGAAAGGAGAACCATCAGGCAAGTACCAGTTAAGGGTCTTGTCCTTCAGTTTCCACTTTTCTCCGGTAATAGTGTTGACGGGTTCTGTTCCCCGAATATCAAACTTTACGAGAGGGATGGAATCCATTGCGATAGCCTTTTTAAAGAGGAGGGGGAGGGTTAGCCCCTCTCCCCTTTATGCCTAATTTAAGGAAGGATTTCGCTTGAGTAGAACCAAGGGAACTGACCTTCCTCGTTGACCAAGCCCGTAGCACTCGGGATGGAGTTACCGCGTTTTACGTCAGTGATACGATGACCATTCAGTGCAAACACGTTCAGTCGCTCTACCGTAACGATCTGGGTGGCGTTGGTTCTCACCGTAGCAGCCCACAACTGGGTAAGCGATTCCAAACGTTTCTGAGTGGTCACTTGATACGTCGGTACGCCGTTTACCAATGTGGCGTAGACGTAGAACGTTTTGTTACCTGGAGACGCGTCGATATCCCGCAAGTCAATCAGACCTTGTGGGAAGGTGTAAGGCTTGCCCTGGAACACCGCATCCGTAGGCGCCTGGAAGAAGATCACCCAGCCAATCTCCGGATACACCGATGCCAACAGAGGGTTGTTCACTGCCCCTCTCTGGATGATACCTGCACCACCAGTAGACTCCTGGTAGTTGTAGCACATGCTGATGCCGTTATCCGGAGTAACGGCTGACGGCATGGTGACGTTCACCTGCGTCGGGTTGATTTCAGCGTGTGTCCACCGACCCGTACCACGGTTGTCATAACGGATTTTACCGTCAAGCCCTACCACGTTACTGTAAGCCGCTGTTTGAACAGCTGGGTTAAAGTAGATATCCAGCTCGTTACCGTTGAGGTAATACAAGCACTGCTGGTTACCGTGGTTGTAGTTGATGTCGCTACCACTCGGGTTTGGTGCAGTACCGCCCGTTACCCAGGCATCCCAGTAACCACCCAACTGAATGTTGGAAGAGCCCGTAAAGGTGAAGTGAACCTTGTCGAGAACTGTGAAACCTGTTACCTGTGCACGTCCAGTTTCAACGTACGTAGGGGCAATGGTCATCAATGTCGCACGACGAGAGAAGTTCACCGGATCCGGGTAGTTAACCATCACCACTACTGGCAGCCAGCCGAACCGTCCAGTCAAATCACCATTTGGGTCACAAATGGTTACGACGACCATAGGCGCCGCATTGATAAGGTCAGGTCGTTCCGCTTGTTGCTTAAGCGAATCCACAATGTAAGCTGGATAGAGAATCTCACGGGTAGGAATGAGGGTGGTCGTTCCATCCGGGTCATCTCTGAACGCAACACTGCCCATCAGCAAGATGTCGTCCAGACCAACTGGTGCGCTCCAGCCATTACCCAAGGTGTTGCGGTCTAGATGGCGCCGCTGTGTCCCCATGCACATCTGGGAGTACCCAACCTCGATACCGTAAGCATCCAACATAGACGACGGCACACTTACAGTCGCACCCCCTATTCCCGGTACTGCGTTGATCCGACGGATGTTGTTGGTCAGAGGTCGTGACACAATGTTGGGTACGTTGATGTTCTGGATATTTGAACGCCAGACGTACTTACCAGAGATGCGCTTGATATACAGCCCAAACTGGTTGGTCACATCACCCCGTTGCGCCATAAAGACTTCCGCACCAGGGAACTGAAGCGGTGCTTTAACAGCCACACCGTTAGCGGTAGGTGGGACCACCCCTTCCGTGGAATAGAGAAAACGATCGACATGCAGCTTGTTCCAGCTCTTCGTCAGCAAGTCCGCTTTGTTGATTACCGAGTTAGACTTAACGATCTTGGAGTACCACGGGAAACCACCCGTCATTATGGAGCCGGAAGCAACAACTGTGAGGTCGTCCAGAACTGCTATCCCGACCCGCGCGTCACCCGTCACCAATGTTGACCAAAGACTGGTCAGCGTGGCGTAGCTGGCTGGGTTGGTGAAGTCAATCGTAGGAAGGGCAACTTGCTCAACCTTCGTCATGATGTTGGTAACGGGGTCAATCTCGTAAGCCACATCCAAATCAGCGTACGTGTAGTTACCTGACGCCAATTGACCACTGTAGTAGTAGCTGAGGAACTTCAGAATCGTCTTACCCGGGTTTGGACTCGGGGTCGACAATGTCTGTTGACACCAACATACCCGTGCACCTTGGTCGTCATACGGGAAGAACGGAAACAAGAACTTCGCCGTTCTTCTAGCGTCGTGATCGGCCACCACACGTGTACCCCAGCGCCATACAGGAGAACCATTCCATTGCACGCCGTCCAGGTCCTGATAGGTCAACCAGCACTTTTCAAGTGTCAACGGGTTCAGCAGACGGATGTCAGAGATCTTCACCCGCCATACATGACGATAGGTATAACTGGTTGGCCAGTACATCCCTTCAGCATCATCAGGATACCCGTTGTAGTGGGCCTGGAAGATGTAAACGTATCCACCCACAACTGCAATGCTGGCAAGGTACAGTTCGTCGCTTACCTTGCGCGCACCTGGATTAGCCCAAACTGCTTCGAGCAGAGGTCGCAGGTCCACTTTGGCGTAAATATGCTTCGCCGGGTTCATGGTGCCGTTGGTAATGCCGACGTAGTACTGGTTGGAAAAGGTGTCACCCACCAGCATTGCTTCGCCGTTACTACCAGATACCACGATGTCTACGTTGGCCCCATCCTGAATGAACTTAGGGTGAGTCCACTTGTAGGCCGAGAAGGTTTGTTTAGGACTGTTCGTTTGATAGTCTTTGATCACCGAGCAATACAGCCCGTTAACTCGACCATCCAAACGGTTACCCACCATGACGATAGAGCCGTCATCTTCCTGACAGATCGCGCAGGTCTCTGCCTTACTACCCAGTCCTTCAAACGAACCATCAATCGACGGAGGAATAAAGTTGGTGTTACCGAAACGAGACAAAGGCAACAGCGCCGCTGCCAAGAACTCTTCGCTATTAAAGCCGTAGGTCTCAACAATGGTTTCCAACGCCATCGGTGTAAGGTGCATGTCCTTACGACCCTGCATCACGTTACTCACGGTAGCCGTGGCAAAGTTATCGACCTTCTCTTTACCCAGCTGAGCAGCCGTCAGCCCGTGGGCGTTAGGAGCGCCCAGGTGGTTATTGAGATACTCGCTCAGCATGGTGCCGTACACGTTAATGTAGTTCGACAACAGGTTATACAGATGGTCAACGCGAACCTGCACTGCTTCACGACCGTTGGCCTGCTTCATGGCCAGATACAAGTCCATGCAGTCGATGGTATCCTGCCAAGCAATGATGTCGCGGATCAGACTGTGGCTGTGCAGCACTGGAGGGAAGACAACAGGCTTGTTCTCGAGGTTCTCCCACCAGACAGGACGATCGTCGTCGACAGCCGCAGTAACGAGCTGCAACATGCTGTTATCGATCAGAGAGAACTCACCGACCACCTTGTAGTCCATCATGACATCAGTCAAGTCTTCAGGGATCAGTTCGATCATGCAGGCGACTGGTTGCGCGCAATGTTCGGTCAGTCGTGTCATCAGACGGTGGATGCGGTAGTCCTTGTCGTAGATCAGGGGCTCGCCGTTAGGCTTCTTCATGACCAACGAGTTTACAAAGAAAGGTGCGTGAAGCGGTACAATTACCCGGGTCCACAGACCAGGTTCGACATGTCTGGGTTCGTCCAGGATTTGGTTCTCTGGATTGCTGCCGTCAATGTCCGTCTTGTACTGTTGTACAATAGGAAATTGCATATCCCACTCCTTAATTAGAGGGTAGCGTGAAATTGGCTAAAGTAATGTAACTGATCTATGCAGCTGCATAGATCAGTTACTGTCCTGACTATGGAGAGGTTGGCCAATCAATGGTGGTCGGGAACCCTGGTTGCTCTTCGATCTTGCTCAGAGCTACCTTGTAAGCTGCAAAGGCTTTATAGAGTGTTGTGGTCGGCTTATCCAGAAGCCCTGCGATGTAAGCATCCGCCATACCGGCAGTAGCCTGGTTAGCAGCATCCAGCAACTGGTTACGTTGAGCCTTAGCAGCCGCAACCTCATCCAGCACCCAGTCGGTACCACCCCAGACGTAATGCTGCCCAGGGTAAGGCAGTAGGGTGTATTCGGCAGGCAGCTCACCCAGCTTAGTCCAGTCTCCAGAGAGACCTGTTGCTACCTCGTAAACCGTACCACGGTGATCAGCCAGCTGAGTTGGAACTTCGTTAACCAAAGCCCACACTTTACCCTCATCCGCTTTCACCAACTCCTCTTCTACTTCAATGCCATTGGCTGGCATCAAACGACCCAGCCCCGGGACATCATCGATCTCAGCCGGTCCGTACAAAACGCCAAGCTCGTCGAACAAATAAACGTACATAAGCACCTCAGATCATTTTAATTCGGCCAGGCCAGGCAACGTTCGTTGGGCGTGTTTCACTGCCACCAACGACACTCGTAACACCAGGAACCCAAAGAGAGTAGTTGTTGTAACCACCACCCATCATCTGCGTACCGAAACCACCGGCACCAGGAATGTTGTGGCTGTGCGCCTCGAACTGATCGTCTTGCGTACTACCGCCCACACGACCCAGGTCAATGCCAGCACCCTCACTCAGGAACCGTGGGAAACGACCACGTGGTTCTGGGCCACGGAAGGTAGTCGACCCGTTGCCCTGCGTCCATCCACCTTCGTTACCAGCACGAGCTGCTTCGGTAACCAGCATCCCTGACTGTTGCGCGTGATCCCACAACCATGGGAGCGACAGACGTTGCAGCAGAGGACCGTTCATTGGACCCCAACCACCCGGGTTAAACGCAGTGGTGGTCTCCATAACTGGATGACCCAGTGGGCTATTATCGAAACGGCTGATCGGAATCCAACCGCCTTGCTTGTCACTCTTCAGGTGCCAGTAGTCGCCAGCGCCCATGAGAATCAGGAACGAATAACCTTCTGCTCTCAGGTGAGTGTGGAACTTGATCTTGTCAGTGCCAGCCGCAGAAACAGTAACCGTGTTACCGGTGTTGTCTTTACGACGAACGATGAAGTCGGTGAAACCCAACGTTTCATCGGAAGGTGGCAACAGCACAATACGACTAGCGATCGAACCGTCGATAATAATCAAGCCCTGCTGTGCCGCTGTCAGGACCGTATCGCTGTCGATGTTCGTGATGTTGAATGGCCCGCCGCTACCACCTGCGCCCGCTCCTGGAGCGGTTTTGACCAGCGTAACCGAGGTGCTGATAGGTCCGCTCACACCACCAATAGAATCCACCGAGGATGCCGAAATAGTGAGCAACGTATTGTTCGCTAATGTCGGAGCCAAGAAGGTGACTTGTTCGTTTTCATGGATCCCCGTGCTCTTGCTGAAGACGACCGTTGCGCCACCGGATTGAGTCAGGGTATACGTAACCGGTGTGCCATCAGCAGCAATACCACCTCGAACAGTGACGCTGTAAATCGTGGAATCGCCCTGAACAGAAGAGGTGATCGCCAGCTCAGTTGGAGCGGAGGGTGGATCACCGCCAGCACCCAGGTTCAAGTTACCATCCGCCAATTGACGAAGGGCCGCTTTCAACACGCTGATAGTGACCAGGAGGTTACCGCTGTTACCAACCAGATCGCTTACAACGGCCGCTTTCATGTTCGGCGTCAGTGGGAGCCCAATGTCCGCCTTATCAGCTGCGTGAGCCTGAATCAAGGAAGCTGCCAAGTGCTCTTCCAGCAGCTCTTTGATCGACACGTTCTGAACGCTGTCAGTAACCGAAAGGATGAGACTCTTAACAGCCGTCATCATCTCTTCGTAGTCGTACGTCTGGTTAACCGGGTGATCATGCGGATCTGGCGGGAACGCAGTCGGGATGGTAACCCCGTCGAGTTCTTCCCAGTTGGCGATACGCGGAGCGTTGACAATGTTCGCCACCAGCTCAGCAAATGCCACCTGGTCCAGTACGAAGCCCGCACCAATGGTGTCGTAGCTCGCTCGCAGCACGTCACCAGCGATAGGACGCAGGATGATCACCGAACCGTAGACGTTACGATTGTATTTACCGATGAACCCGGTGAACTGGTGAGCAAAGCAATAGTCGTAACCAGGGATCAGTGGATCAACACTACCCTGACGATACAGTTGAAAGTTGCGGGAAAAGAATGGGGCGCCCCGTGGGATGAATTCCACACGATCGTTAACCGAGGAGGTTTTGATGGTCTCCAACGTAATGCGGTTATCGATGCGTTGTTGGAACGGGTTCCATTCGTAAACAATGTTGGCCATTTAATAACTCCTGGGGGTCCTAAAAAAGGGCATCTTATGACCTGCCCCACATAGTGATACCAG